GCTTATCGGACTCATCCGGCTTTTTCTTCAAAAGTTCGAATATATAATAAATTTCCCTATGAAGAGCGTATTCAGTATGGAGTGGTCCTTAGAAATACTTCAGCAAGTCAAATAAGACTTTCTCCTGATAACTTTATGTCGGATTTATTTTCTCATGTCCGTTTAACAGGAGAAGCTGCTTACCCTCAAACTTCTGTCGAATGGGTAAGAGAAAATCAGGGGTATGTAACTGAACCCTATGAAGAAGATATTTCTTCTCAATTTGATTCAACTGTCAGAGTATTTAATACAACGTATGAAATCGTTCAAGGCCCGGGAAATACATATTATGCAAATAGTCCCGGTCAGGTTAAAGTAAAAATAAATGGTATTGCTACAACCCCTCAATATGTCTACGGTGAAGATAAAAAAGTCTGGTTATACAGGGCCCCTCAAAGTACAGATACTGTTACTATTGAATATTATAGACGTGTTATAGAAAAACCCGGAATGTTTACCCTGAATTTTATTGAAAATAATAAATTTACTGTATCGGCTCTTTATATAATTGAAAATGAAAAAGTTATAGAAAAAACAGCTGGAACAGAAACTGAAACTAATTTAGTAAATCAAAATATAAAAGAGGATTCTGAAAACCTGGTTATTGGATATTCTGATGAGCGGGGAAGATTATACAGTCTTATTAAAGACAGGGATTATACAATAGATTATATAACAGGACATATTAATTTTTTAGTAGCTCTGGATAAAAATTATACCTTATATGCAGATTATATGTACACGCCTTCGGGTTATTCCGCAGAACCATATATTTTTAAAAATTATCAAGAGATACATACGGCTATTCCCGGGATTGTTATTTCAATAGGAAGACGTGCTCAGAAGAATGACCAACAGATAATATTTGTTTCTAAGTTCAGAGAACAACAAGCTAAAATTTATGGGGGCCATTGGGAGATGTCACTCGAAATGGCCGTAATAGCAAAAGACCCATTACAGATGGAAGAGATGTCTGATAGATTAATTGAATATCTATGGGGTGAGCGTAAAAATATATTAGAAAATGAAGGTATTACATTAAATTCTGTTGAACCAACAGGAGAATCCGAGGAAGCCCATATAGAAACGACCGGGGATTTATACTATGAGTCTTCTGTATCTATAAATGTTATGACTGAGTGGCAATTATTTAAGCCCTATTTACCAATTTATAAAATTAAAGATATTATACTTGTTCCAAATACTCATCCGGTATTTAAAGGGCCGATAGTAGGCTATGAAAGACTTACATAGAATTAATAATCTATAAATATAAGATGTATATAGAAATATATTACGGAGAAATGGAATGCCTTTATATGAGTATATATGTGAGAATTGCGGATATGAGTTTGAGGAATTAGTCTCAGATTCAGATAGTGATATTAAATGTAAAAAGTGTAATTCTCCAGTAAAAAGAAAGGTGAGTTCTTTTTTTTCTGTTGTAACCGGTAGTGAATCATTGGATGTAAAAATAGGTAAAGAGGCTGAAAAGAGATGGGAAATGCATCATGAGCGTCAAGAAGCCCGGAGACAAGGAAAAACACTGGAAAAATTTAATTTGCCTCAGAAAAAGGGGGTTTATAGTCCGGTTATGGCATTAGGGGATAAGGATGAAAGATCTAAAAGAGTAGAATATTCAAATGCTCTTAAGGAACATAGAAAAGAAAGAGAAAAACGTGGTCAGGCCCAGTTTACTGAAGCCGGTCCATTTTAGCCTCAAATAAAATAATAGATAAAATTTTTTAAGATTCAGATAAGATCAAAAATACGAGATCAATTTATTAACTAAATATTATTGGAGGTTAACATGGCACTTGGCCCTTTCGACAGTTTTTCGTTTCCAAATGTATATACGAAAACACTGAATGAGGCACCTCTTGTTACCGCTGCTGGTGAACTCCGAGTTCCTGCTTTTATAGGAGTGGGACAGGAAAACATTCCTGTTAAAAACTATGAAATGATTCGCGGGTCGAGTTCATTAGCCGATAATAAGATTACTCGTGAAAATGTTTCTTCCCAGTTAACCGGTACTAATCGTAATTTCACTGTCACTTATTATCCGATAGTTTCAGGAGACGGTACTGGAACTGTGACAAATGATCCGGATAATGTTACTGTTGAAGTTGATGGAGAACCGGTTGCTGTATCATCAGTTGATGGAGATACGGGAGAAATATATCTGGTAAATATACCCACGTCAGATGCCGTTGTTCTTTGTACGTATTATTTCAATCGTAAGGATACCTTACATACTAATGAAGATTTGAGTGACCAGGTAGATGGTACTCGTACTGTATTTCGTACCCATTATACTCCTATTGTAAAAGGCGATAATGGTGGTATCACAACAACCAATACTTCTGATGTGACTGTTAAAGTAGGTGTTGGTGGAGGTATTCCGGTTGCAGTGACTGTTTCAGCAGTTGATGGCGATTCAGGACAAATAACTCTGGCAGCAGCTCCGGGTATAGGAGATAAAGTATTTGTTACTTATTATTCGAATGAATATCCTGAGACATCAGACATTTTGCCGTCTCCATACGTAACAGCTATTGATAAGGTGGGATATGCTCCTGGAACTTCTGACTTTGTTAAAAATACAGATTTTGTTCTTGATACAACCGGTAATTTTCATACTATTAACTGGGGTCACAGTTTCAAAATAGCTTCCGGTCAACATACGATTGCTTCAGAATATTTTGATGATACTCAAATTACCGGTACTCTATATGATAATAGAGTATGGCGTAGAGCAACAACAGGAACGGTTGATGGGACCAATGCTACATTTACTCTCGAGGCGACACCGGTAGCTGGGACAGGTCGGGGCATAACAACTGATGATCCCGATTTAGTAACCGCTTATTACGGCACATCACCGACCGATGCTACTACAGTCGATGTCATTCAACTTAACGGAGTTGCAAAGACTGCACTTCTTGCCAGCGCCCCTCCTGTTGGAACAAAGGTATATGTAACCCAGTATACCAATTTATTACCTGATGATACGTTTACTCTGACTAATACATTAGCCGGAGCAGCAGATATTGGGACATATACTATGGAAGCGGTTAATGCAGGAACCTGTATGGATGTAACCTGGTCAACAGCCGATACTACAGTAGCGGACCCGGATTTTGCTTCAGAAAATGTTACTTATCCTAATGGTACGGGTCCGGATAATAGGGATACTCAGGTATCCCCGGGGTATGCTGTGAGTGAGACGGTATTTTTAACATTTGCTGATGCTACAACATATACGGTTTCTTCAAGTAATGCCAATGGAAGCGGCTCTGCGGGAGATAATACCGGATATTTGAATCAGACCTATATTGATACAAAAACAGGTTTTCGCGTAACTATAAATAAAGGAGCTCTGGTAGATTATCAAACTGGAGATAAAATTGGTTATAAAGTATCACCTACTTTTGTTACCGGTACTACTCCGACACGAGCTATTCCGGGATTAAGAACAAAAGTGGCAAATACTACAGATATAGGTTCTGGTGATACGGCTACGATTAATACTTATAATAAATCGGGCTCTGAACCAAATATTGGTGATTTTTATTATATCTCTTACACTGAGACCAAACAATTTGATGATAATGGTCTTACTACGGCAAAATTATATACTCAGGAAAAGGATGTGTTTGCTGATACAGGGCCATTAACAATAAATAATAAGATAGGGCTTGCAGCGCATCTGGCATTTTTGAATGGAGCTACGGCTATAGCATTACTTCAGATACAGAAAGCATCCGGTTCAGACGATGCGCCTGATTCTCGCTATATTGCCGGTATTGATTATTTTAATGAGCCCATGAAAAATAATATCAGACCGGTATTGATGGAACCGGTTACAACCTCCGATGCCGTTATTTCTTATTTAAAGACATCTAATACAATTCAGTCTGGTATCAGATATGCTAATGAGCGCTATTCATACTTTGGTTTTGCTAATAATACGACTCCGACAACAGCACAGGCTATTGCTCGAGCTCTGAACAGTGAAAGAATGATTGCTGTTTATCCGGATGGAGCAATTACAACTATTACTGATGAGCTTGGTACTACAGTTGAATATTTGGTTGACGGGTCCATCATGGCTGCTGCGATTGTTGGACGGGACGTATCGCCTGCATTTGATGTATCAGAACCATTAACACGTAAACCAATTGTAGGACTCACACGGTTATATCGTCGTATGGATTCTGTTACTGCGGCACAGACCGCTAATGCGGGTATAACTCTTTTTGAAGATTTAGCTTCAGGAATGGAGATTAAATTTGCTCTTACTACTGATGTTTCTTCTGTACTGACAAGGACTCCTTCTATTATAAGGACAAAGGATTCAATACAGAGAGGCGCTCGTTCTGCTCTGGCTCCGTATATAGGTAAGAAATTACTGACTCAGAGATTAACGGAAATAGAGCAGACATTGACATCGTATCTATCAGCTTTACAGCAGGCTCAGATTATTACTGCATTTACTGGTGTAAAAGCCAAGGTGGATCCAAATGATCCAACGATTGTTAATGTAGAGGCATTTTACAGTCCGGTATTTCCATTATTGTGGATTGTTATTACGTTTAATCTTCGGAGCAGTATATAATAATTTCAGGAGAAACTTTTTGAGTTCTTCTTATAAAAGGGCTAAAAATGAATTCTAAAAAAATTGCAAATAACATGTTAGAATTTCTTGTTAATCCTCGCACCTTTCCTGTTGAAAGACGGTTATATTTTCGTCCTGAGGAATTATTAGATAATTCTTGGTATGAAAATGCAGTTATTAATTCAGAGATGGCATACGGGGATCAGAGCAAGAATTCTGATTTTTATCCTTTAAGAAATCGATTAACTAAAAGGGAGGCGGGAATAATGGACCGCAAAACTATTATAGCAAGTTTGGATGTTCTCTCTCAGGCTTTTAAAGAGGATAATCCTATGGCAAAGGATCTTCGGACGATGGCTTATGCAGTTTCTCGAATGTCAGATGAAGAGCTGGAATCAAAATTAAATGTTGAGGCCAGTGCTTGGACCGACTTTATTAAGAAGTTCAAAAAAGAACATCCTGACATGTCGATGAAGGAAGTTTTACAAGAAGCTGGTAAAGCTTATAAAAAAGAAAAAAAAGCTGAAGATGAAATTATGGAAGCAACTGAGAATGAGCTTATTGATAACTGGACCAAAGAAGCTAATGATGCTGTTCAAAATGCAATAATTTTGGATGTTCTCGGAGATAAAATAGCAGAAAAGAAAAAAAGGATAGGACCCGGAGGTCATATTCCTGATGCTACAGGGCCCCATGGAAGAGGAGCGGGTCCGGGTAAAGGTAAAGGCGATGGAAGCGGCCTGCAGGAAAAAGAGGCCTCAAATAATAAAGAGGCGGGAAAGAAAAAAGGCCCGGGTAAACCTGATGGGACGGGTCCTTATGCTGAGACTCCTGAATGTCAAATGTCTGAAAAAGGAACTAAAAAAAAGACAGAATCTGATAAAGAAGCGGGAAAGAAAAAAGGTCCGGGTAAACCTGATGGGACGGGCCCTTATGCTGGGACCTCTGAATGTCAGAAAGCTGAAAAAGAGATCTCTGATTCAAAAGAGGCTAAGAATCCGGAAAATGTGGTTAATACTGACATATTAGCAACAGTTAATTATGATGGTATTGAGTTTAATGATACAATGAATGCCATGGATAAAATAGATTTATCTCAGGAAGAGCAGGATCGTTTAAGTCAACTTTTTAAATAAATTTGATATGTATAACCTTTAAGGGGGTTTTCAATGGCTAGAGATACTGATAGCTATATTTTTAGGAAAGGTGTAACGCCAAATACCCTCTCGGTTATAAGCTCTAAAAACCGAATATTTGCATATAATGCTACGGGCACATTGGTTCAGATTGGAGTAATAGCTACCTTTGATCCTTCAGAGGCTCGTACAATAGAACCAGTTCGCGGGATCGGTTTTGGAGATCAGATAGCCGAGTTAGTACCAAGTGTAACGGATCCTCTTACAATTTCGGTAACTCGTACAGCTTTATATTTATCAAATGTTTTTCAAGTATTTGGATATAAAGCAGGTGTTGACGGCCTTTGCAGATCGTTGAAACATCATCGATGGCCTTTTGATGTACGTCAAGAGGTGGTTTTTAGTGCTATTGCTGCAGAGAATACAGATGGTAGTGTTGCTCAAAATGTAAATAGTGTAACAACATATGATACTGATGGTGATCAAGGTGTTTATAGTAAATATGCTGTACTGACTTTTTATGAGGCCTGTTGGATTTCGGATTATTCTGTGTCATATGCTTCTGATGCGGCTCTGGTACAGGAAACTGTTACATTGAACTGTTCAGATATTCTGGCAGGTCCGGGATTATATCCATATACACAAATGGATACAGAGGTTGAACCTTACTCTGTACTTGATACAGGTGAAGCCCGTTCTCGGCGTTATACAGTACCATTAACTTAGTGAATTTTTTTCTGAGGACCTATTGGGCTTCTCTTAAAAAGGGAGAAGCCTAATAAAATAAAATTTAAATAACAAATAAAATTCTAAAAAAATAGGAATAAAATAACAGACCTCAAATTTTTTCTTCTATTTATTCCTCTGAAATTTATTCACGAGTCTTTATGAAAAGAAATCCATGGTTTTAGCCGTGGAAGGAATTGAATTATTGCATCGGAAGTGCGAAAGTGCAAAGCCCTATGGAGTCAAGTATAAGCTCATGACTTTAGTTGTGGATAATTGACTGTTTATATATACATACAAATAATATCAGAAAGGTGTTATTATGAATGATCTTAGTGATGTCTTAAAGGCAATTAAATCCCATTATTCCAAAAGAAAAACAATTGACTTTGAAGAAGCTGATCTTCACGTTGAAGTTGAACCCTTGACTTCCCTGGAAGAAATAAAAATTCTAGAGGCGAGTAAAGACGTAGAGGGTTCTCAATATATTGAGGCTTTAAAAAGGAATACTCTGGCCTGTGCAATAAAGAAAATTAATGATTTTGATTTAAATAAATCTGATTTAGAATATGAAGATGAAAATGGGAAAAAAAAAGAAAAATCAAAATTTCTTTTCATGACTGAATATTTATCTGAATGGCCATCTTCTATAATTGATGTTCTCTTTAATGCTTTTACAGAAATGCAAGCGGAAATGGAGGGTAAAATAAAAAAAGACGTTAAATTTGAAAGATTTAAAATGTCGGAAAAACCGACAGAGGATCAACCGGAAAAATTCAGAAAAATTAAAGAAACTGATAATGTCCCGGAGGCAACACCAGTAGAAAGATTAAATAAAAAAGTTGAGCAAGAAATTAATGAAGCTGATTTGAAAATGGCTGAAAAAGAAAATCGGATGAAAGAATCTTTGAATGGATAGAAATGAGGCATATCATTTATTATCTGATTTAATCTATAAGGGTTTTCTGACTCTGAGAATGAAAATAGCTGATAAAGATTTTGTTTTTAAAACTGTA